CAATAGTAATAACTGAAAATATGTCTGGTGGCATTACGCAATTGGTAGCACTTGGTGCTCAGGATAGTCATCTGGTTGGAAACCCAGAGGTCAGTTTCTTCCAGTCATCTTTCAAGCGCCATACTAACTTTTCCAGTGTGATTGAGCGTCAGGTGATCCAGAACACCCCGGCGGCGAGCGGTCTTTCGTCGATCCGCTTCGAGCGCAAGGGCGATCTTCTTTCGTATGTGTATCTCAGTAACACAAGCAGTGCAGGAGCCGTGACCGTTACTAACTGGGACGAGATCGTGGACAAGGTCGAGCTTTACATTGGTGGTCAGCTAATCGACACTCAAAACTTTGAGTATTCTGCTAATATCCATACGGACACGATGGCAAACACTTTCTCCAAGACCAACTTCGGACCGACTCCAGATGTATCTGGTTCAAATGATGGGTACTTTTATCCCTTCAAGTTCTGGTTCTGTGAGAACTGGCAGTCGGCGCTTCCTTTGATTGCCCTCCAATATCACGATGTGGAGTGTAGAATTTATTGGGCTAATAATGCAGCTGTTTCTAATGGCATCGAGGCATGGGCTCGCTACATATATCTCGACGCTGATGAGCGCCGGTCAATGGCAGAGAAGTCTATGGATATGTTGATTCACCAGGTTCAGCGCATTCCTAATCCTGCTTTGAAGACTGCCGATCTCACATTCAATCATCCTGTCAAGTTTTTGGCTTCGTGTGCTAGTGCTTTCGATGCATCAAACACCGTCCTTCTTCAGCTCAATGGTGTGGATGTCGGTGAGAAGAAGCCGGCGGTCCCTCACTACAACCAGGTGTCTTGTTATTATCACACACCTTATGGATCAAGCAGCACTGATCCGGGCGAAGGGTTTGAATCGGTGACCATGATGTTGCCATTCTGCCTTGACTCTTCCAAGCTTCAGCCCACCGGGACGTGCAATTTCTCGCGTATGGACTCGGCCAGATTGGTCTGCAGCAGCGCAATCAATGCCGATATTTATGCGGTCAATTACAATATTCTCAGGGTCCAGAACGGCATGGGTGGACTTCTTTATGCGAACTAAATATCTAAAGTATTATTAGTAATATGTCGGGAGGACTTGCAGAACTGGTGGCGATCGGTGCCCAGGATGCACACATCGTTGGTAATCCCGAAGTAAGCTTTTTTCAATCATCCTACAAACGTCACTCGAACTTTTCCAGTGTGATTGAACGGGAGGTCATTCAAGGCGTTCCTAGAAATAACGGATACTCGACGATCCGCTTTGAACGCAAGGGTGATCTTCTTTCTTATGTTTACCTTGTGGCTAAAGATGCACATAATAGTGTTATAGCTCCAACTTGGACCAATATTATAGATAAAATTGAACTTTACATTGGAGGGCAAAAAATTGACTCTCAGGATTATATTTTTTCGGGTTACATTTACCCTGAAATTATGGCGAGTTCACTTTCTAAGAGTATCTATGGACCAGGTCCAAGTGAAAACGACAATAATAACTTTTTTTACCCCATCAAGTTCTGGTTCTGTGAGAACTGGCAGTCGGCACTCCCTTTGGTTGCCCTGCAGTACCATGATGTGGAGATGAGAATCTACTGGGGAAACAATATCACACAAGCATCGACGGCTTCAATCGAGGCATGGTCCCGGTATGTTTTTCTGGACGAGACCGAGCGTCGCATGATGTCTGAACGACCTATGGATATGCTCATTCATCAGGTACAGAGTATTCCGGCACCGAGAGACAAAACGGTCGAACTTCCGTTCAATCACCCCATTAAGTTTATTGCTTCCGCAGCAAGTGCCTTTGCTGCAGATAAAAAGGTTCTTCTTCAGCTTAACGGTATGGATGTGGGTGAAAAGAAGCAAGCGTATCCTCACTATAATGTTGTTTCTTCCTATTATCATCAGTCACAGACTGGGACGAATATAGGCGACATTGTATATGGATACCTTAGTGTAGGTTTGATGATCCCTTTCTGTCTGGATGCTTCGAAGCTTCAGCCCACCGGAACGTGCAATTTCTCGCGCATGGATTCAGCCAGGATCGTCAATGATTCAAGTATCAACGGTCCTATCTACGCGGTCAACTACAACATCCTCAGGGTCCAGAACGGGATGGGCGGGTTGCTTTACGCGAACTAAATATCTAATAAACTAATAGTAATATGTCGTCTGGCGTTACACTTGTCGCTGCGGGACGGGATAATCCCCTAAACATAAATCCCGACTTTACATTTTTCAGCACTGTCTTCAAGCGCCATACGAATTTTTCTAGCGTTATTGATCGGTTAAATATCAACACGAAACCAAGCAATAATGGTAGTTCAACATCTCGTTTTGAGATCAAGGGTGATCTTTTGTCCTATGTATATTTGGTGTGTGATTCACCCGACAATTTCACGGTGAAACGTGATTGGTCGCAGGTCATCGACAAGGTCGAGTTGTTCATAGGAAATCAGTTGATAGACACCCAGTATTATGAGTATTCCAAAAAGATTGTCCCTGATGTTCAGGCATCGAGTTTGTCACGGAGCGTCAAGGGACCTGACGGATCGACCTCGAGTTACTTCTACCCCTTCAAGTTCTTTTTCTGCGAGGACTGGGCATCGACGATACCTTTGATTGCCCTAAACTACCACGATGTCGAGGTGGTGATTCATTGGGCCGATGACGTCTACGGTCAGCTCGAGGTACAGGCCTACCTCAACTTATTCGCCAATTACTGGAACACATATTTTGAAGACATTCGGAATGCCGTAGCTTCCTATCAGGCTGTCACCATCAGTGCTACGGACGTATATACAGACGTTCAAGCCAATGTGCTACTTTATCAGAGCAGTATTGCGGAACTTGGTGATGATCAATATACAAACCTTCAAGCTAACATCGTGATATATCAAAACAGGGATTATTTATCTAACATTAACAATGTTTTAAGCACAACTCTCGATTATCAAATAGATCCTTTTGATCAATTGAATGATGAAACAATACTTTATCAAGAAGTAACAATACCGTCACAAGATCAATATACAAATATACAGTCAAATATTGTGACATATCAATTAAGCTCCGACAATACAGAAAGATTATTACATGCCTCAAATGTGGTAAATGGTTATAGTAATCTTGTTCCAATTCCTTCATCTACAGAAACTAAAAATTATATAATAAGTTTAAGTAGAGATTTACCACCAGTTTTTCAAATCAATCTTATAAGTCAAGCAACAATTGACTTGCGTCGTCAATCTACATATAATTTTAATTATACGCAAAATATTATTGCCGAAAACCACATATTTCGATTTTCAACTACATCTGATGGTACGCACGGTGGTGGAGTCGAATATACAGAAGGTGTAACTATAAATCAAGATCGCGATCTGACATTTGTGGTTGGTATCGACGCTCCTGATATTTTATATTATTATTGCGTTAATCATTCTGGAATGGGTGGGTTGATAAATATACGGGATGCGTTTTCCGCGCCAACGTCTAATTCAGTAACTGGTTATATTTCTTATGATGATCTTGTTGACAGTAGTTCATCATTCGATGCATCAAATTCCTTGAATGTATTTTTATCAACACTACACAATTCAGAAAGAATAGATCTTTCTTATAATGTTTTAGTAACATGGTCTGACCTGTATTTACTTACCAATGTTCTTACTCAAAATACAACATCAGGGTTTTTAATTTACGATGATGTTTCCGATACAATATCAGATTTTACAGGTTCGAATGTAATGTTACTGGATGTTTCAAATCTAGGTAATGTCCAAAGACGCGAAGAATCAAACGCAGTAATAGACGCTTGGAATATAGCTGATACAGAATTTAATTATTCCAATACATCACCGACGGCAGATTCTATTACGGGTTATTTAACCTATGATGGATTTACAGACAATTCTTCTCAATACGATGCTTCAAATTCTCTTTTAACTTTTTTAAATTCCAATGCAATATCCGAAACATTAATAAGAACTACTATAATAATAGACAGTTATACATCTCTAAGTCCTGTACCAGCTTTATCCGCACCGACATCCAATGCTACATCTGGTTTATTGGTATGGTTGGGAGAAGAAGATACCGCTTCTACAACGTTAGCATCTTCCAATTTAATTTTATATATGGACGAATTTCATTATAGTAATATATTAAATACAGCGGGAAATGTGATTACGAGTTATGAAACAGCAGCACTCTCAAACATACTGAACAAAGATAGTACAACTGGATTTCTCACATTTGATGATAATACAGAAGATTCAAAGAGTGCCTATCCAAGTTCAAATGCACTATATGATTACATGGCAGTGAAACATTTTGAACCGCGTTCACTTCTGGCACAAGATGTTGTAGATGCGTGGAACACTGCAAATGCTATTTACAGTTTTTCAAATACCGCGCCATCCTATGACACCTCAAACGGATTTATTCTTTACGACGCCATCCAGGATGATGATACACAGTATGACGGGTCCAATAGTCTCGTGACATTTTCAAATGTCAAGGAAAATGTGGTACGCATCGTCAATGCCACCGCACTGGTCAATGGGTATAGCAATCTAATCATAGGGATAAGCAACCCCAAGACTGCGCCCACCTATGATGAAAATACCGGTTTCATTACATTCGATGGCGATACAGATGTTGCCGGTTCCAACGTGGGTTCCACTGCACTGTACACCTACGTGGAAAACTACGGTCAGACAATTCTGGGATATTCTTTTGATTTATTCACCCGTTACATCTACATTGACAAGGACGAGCGAAGAATTACGGCGGATCGTTCTGTGGATTATGTCATCACTCAAACGCAACGCATACCAGCGTCAAACAAAAAGGAGATCGATCTTCCCCTAAGTCATCCCGTAAGTTTTATAGCGTCCACGGCAAGCAACTTTAATGACACGAACAACATGCTACTGGAAATCAATGGCGAACCGATAGGAGATCCAAAACCAGTCATTCCGCATTACAGACATGTGTCGACTTATTTCCACAGTCCATATGGATCTAATCAAAATACAACCATGATGTACCCTTTCTGCCTGGATGCATCTAAAAAGGAACCATCAGGTTCTCTCAATTTCAGTCGTCTGGATTCGGCCCGAATAATCTTGGACGAAGCCATCGACGGTGACATCTACGCGGTCAACTACAACATTCTTAGGATTTCGAACGGGGTCGGGGGGTTACTTTACTCATAGTATCTAAAGCCTTATCTACCTGATCTTTCGGCATAAACATGAGCCAAGCCACGGCCATCCTCTCTTGGGTAAGCGTCCCATCCCGCTTCATGGCGGCACACGCATCTTGAAATTGCTTTACGTAGTCCATAATGGAATTTCAAGGTGTCACTTCTTTAATTGGTCTTTGGAACCTTGAGCAGAGGGACATCAGCGGAGAAGCATCGGGTGATGCTGTTGGCGGGAACCGGACCCACACGCTGAAGGTCGGTGATAGGCCTGATGAGTTCGGGACCCATCCTGGCAATCAGCTGACGGTACTGGTAGTTAAGAGGGTAAGCAATACCATTATCAGACATGATTCGATCGTTGATCAACTGACTGGAACTGTAAATCGTGAAGGCGCGACCATCGGCCATACCAAGACGCTGCGACATCTTTTACTTATTCAAGAGATAATATTCTCTGACCGCCTGGATGAATGGTTCACTCTGATAAGGACCGGTATTGGATTGGTTCTTTATGGCGATGTCACCAAGTTTTACGTCGGGGTGATAAAGAACGTCGAGTAAAAATTTGTAGATGACGGCAAGGTCCTTGAACGTCTTGGCACCAGCTAGCACAACACTCCCGGTCTTGAAAACACTGACCGTCGTCCCGAAGATGGTCGCTTTGACTGCCGAGTAGGTTTCGGGGTTAAATGAAATCTTACTAACTTTGTTGCGATAGGTCTTGTAAAGATCCAAAAGTGCCAGCTGATTGATGCCGTGAGGAACCTGAAAGGTAGCATTGATCATCTGAATTTCCATGGGGATGGGTGAACGGTCACGAACGTCTGGGAAAATCTCATCTACTAATTCTTGGATCTCCTGGATGATCGCATTGCCTTCCATGGGTGTCGATGAACCCGTCACGTGAATTTTTCCATTCGCAAACAGCTTGACAGAACGTTTTTTGGTTTGTGATATTTCCTTGAAGATGGTCACAGAATTGTTAAAGTGGTTTTTAGCCATTTCCCACCCTTTGGTTCCAGATGCGAACTTTTCAGTAAAGGTTGTTAAAGAAGTGGTGACATCCTTTCTGCCACCCATCACAGTCATCGTCGATACCCTCAACAATGAGGGTTTGCGATCAAGTTTATCTCGCGCCTTCACGACATTCCCCAAGAACGTCAAGTACTCCATTTAAAAAAGAAATGACTCTAATCTTTAATATGAGATGTCAGCACTGCAAGAAGAAAGGAGTGGTATGTATCCCTTGTTCTTGTTGTGATCTTGATTCACTCTGCACCCAATGTATTCAGCTGGAGTTTCATGAGTGTTGTGGTATCCTGAATAAAATTCAGTCCATGAAGAAAAATATAGAACTTCTAAACCCTAAAATTGAGGGGCAGAAGTTTCAAAAAATATAGGACAGCCAGTAGCAACAAAACTACCGCGGTGACCTGCAAGCCCCTGACAACAATCGTATTTTTCTTTTCCACTTTGACTGGGGCTGTCACTGGGGCGGGAGTTGGGTTGTTCCACGGAGGGTTGTCGTAGATGCGCTCTGGCAAGGCAGGGCGATTCAGAGGGTAGTCCTGGGATCCAGGCGTGCAGTAATAGGGCGTCCTCCATCCGGCAGCCGTGGTCTCCGCACACCCTGGACTTGCCTCGGTCTCCTGTGCCGCGAGGGCGCCACCAAGAGCATCTTCATAGGGCTTAACCGAATTCACAAGTGGAGCTTGGGGCTTCGATCCGGTGTAGACTGTCTTGTATGCACCGCCTTCTGACACACCTGGGTTGAACTTATTTGGATCGGGATTGGTATACGGATTAATTTTATCCATGTGGATTCCGTCGTTCAGATGGATATATGACATCCTTACTTGTTATACTGTGGGAATAAATTGCCACTTGAGCAGCTTGCACATGTCTGCCCATATGATATCCTGCTGGGTCAGTTTTTCTTTTGATTTCAATAGAGGAAAATAAGGCAAAAATTGATCTTCACCTAGAAGCTCACAAAACTTGTATAAAACGTAAGGGTAGCTTAGGAAATTCTTTCGGTCCTTGGGACAAACTTTGTCAAACGGTTCCTGGATTTCATTGAACATCAGCCTGAGACGTTCCTCTAGGGTAGGCAACATTTCCGGAGGTCTCACGCCGGTAAGGATATTTGTAATATACGGTATGTGTTCATAGTATTTATTTTGTCGCAACTTTTTCAAAAGTCCTCTCACCTTGGCGTGAGTAATCTTGGAAACTTGTTCGATTCTTTGTTTTTTAAGTTCGTACCTTAAACTTTCTATGATATCTTCTGGTATGTTAGCAGATTCTTTCCCCTGAAATTGTTGAACCCATTCATTAAAATGATTTTGTCTTTTGTAACTGTACTGTGTATTTTTAGAAAGTTCCTGTTCATCATGATACGATAGTCCAGTAGCCAAATAGTCTACGCTACATCCGCAATCTTTACACACCAGCGATGCTGTTGTTTCGCATTCATATATGTCATTCGAATTACAATTATCACACACTTCATTATAAATTGTATTTTTCCCGACTACATCATCATTTGTCATGACAGTTAGATCGCCCTCGACGACACGCATGTATTCTATGAATATATCACGACGACAATTCTCTTCTTGATATCTCAATAAATAGGGTGCAGCCAAGGAAATATATTCATTCATCTTGATCACATCGTTTTCATATTCTTTCACTTTTATATGATATCTTTCGAGTAAACTCATTTAAAGAAAAATGTCATTATAACTTTAAATGTATAACTTTATTGTCAAGCTCGTCGGCTGGTGGTATAACGAGAATCCCTACCGGGTCACAATGCCTTTGAAAATGATTTATGACATCAACACAAAGAAAGATTGTATGTTTCCTTCGGCTGAGTGGAAGAGGATTATGGAAGGGTGGCCATTGATGAGGTCAGGCGAAACTTACATCACGTGCTATTATCCAGATTTCAGGGATGCAATATACATGTTGCGAAGAAAGAAGCCCGAATGTGTCGAGAATATTCGATACGAGCAGGAGTACACATATCGTGGTTCACCTTATTCTATGGTGACCAGAGATCCGATGCGCAGGGTACATGACATCGAAGAATCCGAAGGAATGAAAGGACCCGTCATGATCCAGAAGGTTGAAGCTATTATGGAAAATGGCGAGGTGAGAATGTGGGACACGGCTCGTTTCCTTCGCTACGCGGGTCCTAGGTCAGATTTTCACAACGTCAAAGACATCTGTATGAAGGATCTATTTGACGCCAACGAAGAAGTGCCAGATGAGTGGCATGTTTATATGTTTGGCAAGAAGATTGTAATTGACAAGAACGAAGAACTTACTCCTCGGACTTTGGTGCCAGGTAGAATCTAAGTTCGCCAAGGGAAGTAACTTTGTACTCAAGAACCAGGGGCATGTCCTGACCGTGGTGTAGGAGTTTCATATTTGAACACATCGAGGTAGCCTTGGTGAACAAGTTCAGGTATTTTAGCGAAAATGTATCTTTCATCGACTCAAATGTATTTGTATCAGAGTCGATATCATATTCAGTGTACTGTTCGGCAAAGTCTCCTGTACACCTGAAACCGACTTTTTTGAATGAACGCTCGATGCTCAGTTCGGACCCAATATGGGATATGTCCCTACAGAGTCTCTGAAAGTCCACGGTCTGAAATGTCGTGATGGTCTGAATTTCCAGCGAAGGTGCTTCATACATTTCGTCATTGATATCCAGAAGACGCAAGTTGAAATGACTTCTGCTCTTCTTGCTGTCGTTCTCAATTGAAATATTCAGCACATGATCATCGTTAATATTCATCACCAAAACATCATTCGCCGTGACGGACTTCAGAACCCTAAATACATTCGTCGTATTGATACCAACGATTATCTCATTCTCACATGAATATTCTTCAAATTGATTTGCGTCCAAAAATAATTCCACCATGGCCGTTCTGGCATTGTCCAGGGTCAACATGTGAATTCCCTTTTTGCTAAATGAAACATTAACATCGTTGAGGATATCCTTTAATACCTCAAAGATGTTCTTGAATGCTGATGCTTGAATGGTCTTTAAGAACATTTACTAGTTTTAGTGCCCGTTTTCTTTAAGTAAAGGTCTTCAAGAAATTGTTTGAATCCATCATCTCCTCGAGCTTTCATAAATTCCTTCCATGAACTGTAACCTTGTTTGTATGAATAGATATTTCCAAGAGATTTTGGTACATCTTCCGGCTTGGTGATCATTTAGTTATTGGTGGTTTTCTTGTTTATCTTGGCTTCCAACTCTGGGGTCATCGGAGGCGCCAGTGGAACACCATAGGATTCAATATCAAATAGCCCTTGAACCACACTCGGATTTCCGTCAAATGAAGCGATCGCTCTGGCATCGAATGATTCAATTTCGGTGGGTATCAGTGAAAGTGCCCACTGTCTCACCTCTGTCCCAACGAGCAACTTGCCTTCGTTGGTGATAATCGCAGGCACGTGAGTCAATTCCTTTTTGTATTCACTTGGAATTTCGGTTTGATGCACGTTCAGGTACTCGATCTGGTCTGCATAGGGAGTGTTTTCCAAAATCTTATTTGCCTCAAGGCAATGTTCGCACCTTGGACTGTAGAACATATAAGCAAATGCCATGTCTTACCAATATCGATGAATTTATCAGGCGATATAATTTCGCGATTGTATATAAGATGCGTACGCAGACCATACTCCTGATTGTTCTGGCGGTAGCCATTGGTGGGTTTTTCATCGCGCGAAACCGGGAAGGCCTCAAGTGGGATCGCGGTTTTGCTGGATTTCGTCCAGCGGTGTCAGGTGTGATCACGGAAGGGTCACTCGATATTGAAGGAAGTCCGGTTGTCGATGTTTCGATCAAGGCGATGATGATCCAGAAGATTGCAACCGAGACTGCCCAGAAGATTCTTGACACCAATGGTCTGAAAATGTTCCCTATTGAAACCGTATTCATCCAGGTTTTCAATACACCTGAGAGCATCGGAAAGCTCAAGGAGAGCCGTCCGGATGTCTATGATGCCTACATCAAGTATCTCCAATCTCGTCAAACACAAGATCTCGAACCCACGGCCGATGAAAATAAAAAGGTCAGGTCCTCTCTGATTAATTACCTTGAAGCACTCAAGCGGGATCAGGACTATGCATCTCCTCCAGACGGAGTCCCCATGACCTACCGCGCCAGGTTTTTGATGCTTGAAACGGATCGTTTCTATGGTTCGGAACTGGATGTGATCGCCATCGGTGACGGAAAGGATGTGACGATTCAAGGTATCACGACCCAGCCTCTTATGAATGGAGATGAGAGGATCAAGCCTTTCCAGGACACCATCCGAGTTGGAGACTGGGAATCCTACAACACCATCGCCAATGCAAATATCCCCAACAAGAGTGCCCTGGCACTTGCCGAGAAGGCGATCACGGACAAGTGGGGCGAAGACTTCCAGGCTTACGAAGCGACCGCTACGGCGGACGTGGGTCAGTTTGAACCCGTGAGTACGCCCTATATTCGTTAGTAAAAACTCCAGAACTAGTAGACAATGCCTCTGAGAGTCGACGAGGTACAACAGATCGACCACCGAAAGCGAGAGCTAAAAAAGAAACTCTATACGGAACTGTATGAACGTGTCAGCACCAAGGTGAGACAAGTCGCCGAACTTGGACTCCATGAAACTTGGGTACAGATTCCTTCGTTCCTTATAGGATTTCCCTCTTTTGATGTAGACAAAGCAGCCCAGTACGTCGAGCGACAGTTCATAAACGGTGGGTTTTTCACCCAGTTGTATGAAAACGGTCAGTTATTCGTTTCATGGTATCCCAAGACTTCCAAAAAGAAGACCAAGTCAAAACCCAAGGAACCCGAGAACGAGTTTGCATCCCTGGCAAACCTAAAAAAAGCCGCGGACAAATATCGCTGAATTAAATGAAATTTATCATTAAGTATGGACAATAACCTGAACGTGCTTGTGGAGGCCAAAAAGGAACTCCTCAACCAGCTCTCGTCCACCATCCTGCCGAGTGCC